TAACTAAATATTGCATAACATTGTTTTTAATTTGTTGATTTTCAAAACATAATCTTGCTAGTCTATAATGCTCTATTATAGATTTAAAAAATGGTGATGTTCTGCATCTAATCAATAAAGTATTTTCATTATGATCATCAGGATTGATTGAAAATATAATAGGACAGTTTGGGTCATAATCATTTGATATAAACATTAAACCATCATTATAATCACACCAAACACCATAATGTTTACCATTGATAACTAATATAAAATAGAATTTACAATTTTTTGTTTTCTTTTTAATAAATGATTTACTATCACGTAAAAATTCATTATCAATAGCATATTTACCGTATTCAGTACCATCAATAAGTTGTCCAAATCTAGATTGTTTTTTAACTTCTCTGTATGCTTGATTTTTAGCATAGTATATAATAATTAATGGATTACCTTTGTTATCACGTTTAGCAATTTTAACTTCACTATTATATGGTAAAGATAGATTAAAAAATGTGAAATATGGATTAGTTATTGATATTGCATTACCTAAAAATATAACACGTATATCACGAAGTCTAGCAACTGTTTCAATAACATCAAGTAGTTGTATAACTTCATTTTGTAAATAATGATAATTTCCTTTATCAATTAAAAATTCATCAAATATAATTGTATCAACATTATCATATGTTGATGATTTTAAAATATTTGCAATAGATAGTGGCATTGCAAAACCACATAATTTATCATCAATATACATAGTATCATTTTTATTAGTAAATTTATGTTCTTTTAATTCTTCATCATTTTCAATTTGTTTAAAGAATAAAGGATTACCATTTTTCATCATTGCTTGTTTTAATTCTGTTTTATATCTTCTTAAATAAACAAATTGTTTACCTTTATTGATAAATCTTTTAGCAACAAATTTTTTAGCACCATAAGATTTACCAAGTCCACGTTCTGTAATAATAAAAGTTAAAAGTGCATTATATGATAAAGGTTTATTAAAATCAAGATAGATTGATTTATCTATTGTAAACTTTTTATCTTTCATAATATCACCTTAAATATAATGATAGTGAAAGTTATATATTATAATGCACTATATCACTAGAATAGTATAATAACAGGCTCTTCACCTTGATATAGTTATTATACATTACATTATATTAAATATATAACCCCACCATCTAACAATGTAACCAAAACTAAATGTTATAAGATTACAATAATATTATAGCATAATACTTAAAATAATACAATGTTCCACGTGAAACATTATTGAAAAAATAATTAAAAAATTTTTTGAAAAATTTTTTAAAAAATACTTGATTTAATATCTCATAGTGGTATAATGTTTATAGTGAAAGGAGGGTGAAACTAAAATGCTAAAGATTACAATACAAGTACAGGAAAATAAAGATAAAAATAAATGTACTCTAAAAATGATAAATCCAAAAGATTTATCAAAAGCAAGTGAACTTGAAAAACGTGTTTGTGCTATGCTTATAAACCAAATTGAAAAATCATTAAATGAAATTAAAGATTAATCCAAAATTTAAAATTATAATAAGAAAGGAAACGTAAAAATTATGGGAAATCAAGAAATTAAAAATGTAAATGAAGAAGTAAAAGGAGAATTAACACTATTTAGTGGAATTAAACAAAATGTTTATTGCAGTAAAGTTGCAGAAACAGAAACAGAAAAGAAAGAATTATTTAATGCACTTGAAAGTTGTGATGCATTACTTAATAATTGTGTAGGTCAAGAAATTGATATTAAAGATATATATATTGAAGAAAAACAAGTTATTGATGAAGAAACGGGAGAATCAAAAACAAAATACAGAACTATTTTATTTGATGAAAATGGACAAACATATGCAACAGGAAGTTATGGAATATATAATGTATTAAAGAAAATTGTACAAATATATGGTTTACCTGAAAATTGGGAAAAACCACTTAAAGTTAAAGTTGCAAAAAGACCTATTGGAAATGGTAAACAATCATTAACATTAACATTAATGTAAAACAAATAAAAGATGCAGGTGTTAAAAGCATCTGCATCTTTTAAAATTATTATGAAAGTGAGGGTATAAAATGATATATAATGATATTAATGAAAGTATTTATACTTTTAAGTATGATGACTTGTTATTTTATTTTTCATCACAGTTTTATCAAGAAAAATTTGAACGTATGTGTACACAATTTTTAAAAGATGAAACAATGAAATTAAAAGTTAAATTTAAATGTAATATATATTGTGATGAAATGATTTTATTGCTATTATATAAGAAGATAGAGAAACGAGGATTTAAAGTTGAATATAAAGGTAAAGAATTAGAAGAAAATTATTATATTGATTTTAATATAAATGATTTAAGTATTAGGTAGGTAATAGTATGGCAATTAGATATGATAAAAAATTAAATCAAGAAATAAATCGAACGATTAAAAATTTTAATCAAAAAATTGCAAGACTTGAAAAACAAGAAAGAGAATTATTACCATCTAAAATAACAAAGAAAGATTTAAAAAGTAATGTATATACTAGAAGAGAATTACAAAGAAAATTAAAAGAATTACAAAGATTTTCAAAACGTGGTGCTGAAGATATTATTGAAACAAAGGGTGGTGTTAAATTAACACAATATAAATTATCAAATATAAAACGTGAAAATGCAGGTGTTAAAAGAAATATAACACGTGAAATTAATAGATTAAGAGTTGAAAAACCAAAAATATTTGGTAAAACACAAACATCAACATTTAGTGAAATGGGAGATACAGATTATTTAAATTTAGTTGCAAGAAGAAAGGCACTTGAAAAAGATATTAATAAATTATCACGTGAAGAATTTGAACGTTTTACAAAACTTGTTGAAAAGACAGGAAGAAACCAACAATATATGAACAGTATATTTAAACAAAATTATTTTAAGATGTTAACAGATTTGGCATATTATTATGATTATGATAATGATAAATTAAATATGTTAAAACAAAAATTAATGAGTTTAAAACCAAATAATTTTTTTAAGTTATTTAAAGAAGATAAATCTATACGTGCAATACTTGATTATTACCCTGTTGTAACAAATAGTTTTAATGCAATAAACCTTGATGATATTAGAGAAGATGTAATAAACTTATATGACAATCTTATTGATAATATTGATGAAATAATACAAGATTATGCGTAAATTTACTGCAGATTTTGAAACAAACGTTGATGAATTTGATTGTAGAGTATGGGCTTATGCATTATGTGAAATTGGTAATACAGATAATTTTATTTATGGTAATAATATTGAAGATTTTATTAAATGGTGTTCAAATAAAAAAGAAAATTATGTATTATATTTTCACAATTTAAAATTTGATGGGGAATATATATATAGTTATTTGCTTGAAAATGGCTATACTTGTATTAAAGATAAAAAAGAACGTCAAGATAAAACATTTACAACCCTAATTAGTGATACAGGACAATTTTATTCAATAGAAATATTTTTTGAAACAAAAAATCCTAAACATATTAATAAAGTAACAATTTATGATAGTTTAAAAATATTAAATTTTAGTGTAGAACAGATTGCAAAAGATTTTAATTTACCTATTAGAAAACTTGAACTTGATTATAAACAAAAACGTGAAATTGGACACATACTTACAGATGAAGAAATTGACTATATTAGAAATGATGTTGAAATAATGGCACGTGCATTAAAAATAATGTTTGATGAAAATTTAACAAAAATGACAATTGGAAGTGATGCACTTTCAAATTATAAAGAAATAAATAAAAATTTTAAACATTATTTTCCTGTACTACCATATGAAATTGATAGAGATATACGAAAATCATATAAAGGTGGATTTACTTATTTAAATGATATATACAAAGAAAAAGAAACAGGTGCAGGTATAGTATTTGATAAAAATAGTATGTACCCTGCAAAAATGATGTATGAACGTTTACCATTTGGTGATCCAATATTTTTTGAAGGAAAATATGAAAAAGATACATTATACCCTTTATACGTACAAACAATTAGTTGTATATTTGATATTAAAGATGGTATGATACCTACAATACAAATTAAAAATAATATGTCATTTTTACCAAATGAATATGTAAAATCAAGTAATGGTGATATAGTAACATTAACACTTACAAATGTTGATTTAGAATTATTTTTTGAACATTACAATGTTACAGAATTAACATATCATAGTGGTTGGAAATTTAAAGCAATTAAGGGTTTATTTAGTTCATATATAGAGTATTGGACAGAAAAGAAAATTCAAGCTAAGAAAGATAAAAATACAGCACTCTATAGAATAGCAAAATTAATGTTAAATAGTCTATATGGAAAATTTGGATTAAATCCAAACGTTCGTGGAAAATTTCCTTATTTATCAGAAGATGGTGTTGTTAAATATGGATTTTATGAACCAGAGATTAGAAACAGTATTTATTTACCTGTAGCGTCATTTATTACAAGTTATGCTCGTGCTGATATTATTAGAAGTAGTCAACAAATTAGAGATTATTCATTAAAGAAATATGGAAAAGATTTATATGTATATAGTGATACAGATAGTATTCATTGTTTGTTTGATGAAAATGAAGATTTATCAAGTGTACTAGATATTGATGATTATAGATTAGGTGCATGGAAATTAGAAAGCAAATTTAAACGTGGTAAATATTTAAGGCAAAAATGTTATATTGAACTTGGATTTGATGAAAAGATGAAGGTAACAGTTGCAGGTCTACCAAAGAAACTAGGAAATTTAATTACATTTGAAAATTTCAACGTAGGATTTACAACTGAAAATATAGATACAGATAATAAGAAATTAACATATAAACACGTAAAAGGTGGTGTTATGTTGGTTGATACTGAATTTAGTATAAAATAAGAAAGGATTATATTATGGAATTTACATTTAAAAATTATAAATTATTTTGTTACGATTTTAATTTAAAACCTGATAGATTTACAAATTTAAAATTATTTAAAGAATATTGTAATGGAAAGTATGATATTATATTTAAAATAAAAGGTGATTATTAATGAAACGATATATTAAAGATAATAAAAAAGTATTTAGATTAATTAATAATAAAAAATATAAAATTATTGAAATAAAACCAATATTTAAAAATAGAAATAAAGGAATATATAAAAGCATATTTATATCATCTTATTGTGTAATATATGAAAAAATGTTATAATCTACTTGAAAGGTAGGGTGATATAAATGAAACATTTTATTAATGATATTGGTAGTGTGATATTAACAACTACTGTTTACTTACTAGGTGGTTTTGATATTGCAATACAATCATTATTAATTGTTATGGTAGTTGATTATTTAACAGGTATTGCATCTGCAATTTATAACAAAGAACTATCAAGCAAAATTGGATTTAAAGGAATTATTAAAAAGTTTAGTTATTTATGTGTGGTTGCATTATCTGTTATAATTGACAATTTAACAGGTCAAAGTGGATTAATTAGAACACTTGTTATTTACTTTTTTGTTGCAAATGATGGATTATCTATTATTGAAAATATGGCAGAGATAGGTGTTAAATTACCACAAAAATTAATTGATAGTTTAGAACAAATTAGAAAGAAAGGTGAATAATATGATTAAAAGACAAAAATCAGTTCGTGGTGGAATAGAAGATTTTTTATGTCCATTTATAGATATGTATATAACACAGGGGTCAAATAGTGCATATTCTCATAAAGGAATAATGGCTAATGATGTTAGAGGATTACAAGCTGGCGTTAGATATCCTTATTATGCACCATGTACTTGTAAATGTTTAAAGACTTATTCATCATCAGGACAGGTAATGTGGCAATCAGTAAATAAAGTAAGATTTGCAAATGGAAGAATAGATTATGCTACATTTATGACAGCACATGATGATACCATGGATGCTAAAGTAGGAATGATAGTTCAACAAGGTAATCAGTTGGGTAATATGGGAAAAAAAGGAAATGCAACAGGAGTTCACTGTCATATAGAGGTTTCTCAAAGTGCTGATACAAGTTGGACTAAAAATCAATATGGAAACTATCATTTTAATAATGAATATGATCTAGATGATTGCTACTTTGTAGATAATACTAATATTATTTATGGTATGGGTGGTAATTGGAAAACAACTGATAAAGTTCCAGTTCAAGAACAATCTGTTGGAAAAAATTATGTTAATCTACCACCTATTATTTCTAAATGGGCTGTATATGATATTAATGTTGCACCAGTTAAAGCTAATGCAAAAGGTTATTTAAACCCTCAGAAATTTGGAGGACTAACTTATTATGTCTATGAATATAGAGATGGTAATACAACAGCTGTCATTCAAACTCAAAATTTTGGAAAAGTAAAAATTTATATTAAAGATACGTGTGCATCAATTACAATAGATAAACCAAGTTATGAACATGGAGAATATTAATGTTACCTAATCAGAAAAAGATAGCTACAGATGGTAAAGAAGTTTTACTATTCCCTTTACCCTATTTATATATGTCACAAAATGAGGGTGGCGACTATTCTCATGGAGGTACACTTGCTATAGATTTTTTAGGGTGGGGAGCGAACGGTAGAATATATAAAGCCCCATATTATGCACCTTGTTCTTGCACGTGCATTGCTTCAACAGAAAGTGCAAACAGAATATGGCAAAGCGATAACCCTGTATTATATGCAGATGGTACAACTGACTATGTAACGTGGGTACAAGCACATGATAACAACCCATTACCTGTTGGTACTCACTTAAACCAAGGCGACTTATTAGGTCATACTGGAACAGCAGGACAAGTAACAGGCGATCACGTACATTTTAATTTTGCAAAAGGAAGATATGCAAATTGGGAGCAAGTACCTCCACATAATAATTGGCAATTAAAAAACTCTATACACATATATGATGCTTGTTTTGTTAATGATACTGTAATTTTACAAGGTTATAATCACAATTGGATTGAATATCAAGGTGGTGTTACACCAACTGAAAAAGAAAAGCATAAATTTCCGTGGGTACTTTATGCAAAGAAATTAAGAAATAAATCATATTATTAAAAATTTGTCAATATTAAATTGACATTTTTTTAATCAGATAATATAATTATTATAGAAAGGAGAAATTAATTTATGATACGTAAAGAAGAATTTGAAAAATTAATCAATAACTTACGTGATAAGTTAGATGAAACTACTGCTGCTTTAGTTAGTGAAGAAATCCTTGCAACTATTTCTGCTTATAATAATGGATTTGATGAATATGAAAAATCTGTTGAAGAAGTAGAAAAATTGAAAGGTGAAAAGGAAGAATTACTAAAAGTTAATGGTAAACTTTATCAAAAAATAGGATTTGATAAAGAAGAAAAAGAAGATGACAAATTTGAAGATGATGAAGATAAAGAAGAAATCAAAATTGAAGATGTCATTGATGAGAAAGGAGATTTGATTTAATATGGCTTTACCAAAAGGTGCAAAAGTATTTAATGTAGTACGTGAAAATATGAATGAAGTTTATATGAACACTTTACCATCTGCAACAGAAGATAATATACAAACTATTAGTAATATATTATTTAATGATGCATATCAACCTATGTTAAATGACTTTGTTACAAATTTAATTAACAGAATAGGTCTTACAATTGTTAGAAATAAAACTTTTAACAATCCATTATCTATCTTACGTAAAGGTAGTATGCCACTTGGTACAGATATTCAAGATATTTATGAAAATCCTGCAGAAGCAGAACAATATGAATTATCAAATACTGAAATGGCAAAATTACTAACTATTACAGATCCTGATACACACGTTGCATACTATAGAAGAAACAGAAAAGACTTATATACAAAAACTATTTCAAGAGAAAATTTACAAGGTGCATTTGTATCTTGGGAAAAATTTGAAGATTATATTAGTGCTATAACTACATCATTATACAGTGGAAACTACATTGATGAGTTTAAATTAACTAAAGCTTTAGTTGATGGTGCATATGATAACAATAAAGTAATTGTTGAAACAGTAAATGCAGTTACAGATGAAGCATCTGCAAAAGCATTTGTTAAAAAAGCACGTGCTTTATTTAATAAAATGAAATTTCCATCAACAGATTATAATGCATATAGTAAATTTAGTGGTGCAAAAGGTCAAATTACAACATGGACTGATGAAGATAGAGTTGTAATGATAGTTACAAGTGATTTAATGGCAGAAGTTGATGTTGATGTACTTGCACGTGCATTTAATATTGATAATACTAAATTTCTTGGGCGTGTAATTGAAGTTGACAAGTTTGAAAATCCTGAAATACAGGCAGTTATATGTGATGAAGCATGGTTCCAAATTTATGAAAATATTATGAGATTTGATGAATTCTATAATGCAAGAGTAATGGCTTGGAACGAATATTTACACGTATGGCAAACATATGCAATTTGTCCATTTGCAAATGCAGTAGTACTTGCAACAGCACAACCTAAACCTGCAACAGCAATTAGTGCTAGTGATGTTAGTGTTGTAAAAGCTGCAACTGCAAATGTAACAGTTACATTAACACCTGCAGATGCAACTAGCGATTTAACATTTATTAGTGGTGATGAAAAAGTATTTACTGTATCAAGCACAGGTAATGTAACAGGTGTTAGTGCAGGAACAGGTACATTAACTGTTAAAACAGATAATGGTTTAAGTGATACTGCTACTGTCACAGTTACTAATAAATAATAAAAAAGGTAGCAATGCTACCTTTTAATTTTTATAAAGAAAGGAAATGATAAAATATGACTATTACCCCACAAGGTCAATTATATTTATGTAAAACACCACTTGAAAATGATTATAAAAATCAATTAACATTTTCAAATGCAAACGCACAAATGACTTATTTTAATAGTACAGTACAACGCACATTTGATAATTACACATATATTAAAAAAGATAATAGTGTTAAACTTGGTGTTAATATTGATGAAATAATTGATTGTAACTATATATTTTATAAAAATATAGGATTTACAAATAAATATTACTTTTGTTTTATAACAAATATGGAATATGTCAATGAAAATTGTACTTTAGTTACTTTTGAAACTGATTGTTACCAAACTTGGTTATTTCAAATTAAATATAAACAATCATTTGTTGAACGTGAACACGTTAATGATGATACAATAGGACTTCATACAGTACCAGAAAATCTTGAAACAGGTGAATATGTTGTTAATTCGCAAGAATATGAAAACAGACTTGATACTTGTAAATATGTAGTACAATGTACAGAGTGGTCAACAAGTAGTAAAGATAAACCACTTGCAACAAATTTTGGTGGTATTTTTATGGCAGGTGGTGCATATGTTTGTGATACAATACGTGAAGTTGTTAATATATTACAAGCATTTGCAGGACGTGGTAAAAGTGATGCAGTATATAATTTGTATATGGTGCCTGCATCAATGATCACAAATACAAGTGGTAGTTTACAGTATAGCGGACAAAATGCACCAAATGAATTAACAAAATCTATTAATAAAGTTAATACTGTTAATGGTTATACACCAATAAATAAAAAATTATTATCTTTTCCATATAACTATATGGTTATATCAAATAATAATGGAAGTAGTAATATTTTACATTATGAAAGATTTAATGGTAATACTTGTGATTTTAAAATTAAAGGTGTGCCAACTGTTGGTGGAAGTATTAAAATTATACCAACAAATTATGATACAAATAATAATGAAGAAGAAGGACTTATTGCAGGAAAATTACCAACATTAAATTGGAGTGATGATGAATACACAAATTGGTTAACACAAAATAGTGTTAATATTGGACTTGGTATTGCATCAAGTGGATTAACTATTGTTGGTGGACTTGGTATGATGGCAACAGGTGGTGGTGCAGTAGCAGGTGCAGGTGGAGTTGTTAGTGGTGCAATGTCTATTGCAAATGAACTTGGTGCAGTATATCAACACAGTTTACAACCAAATAGTGCAAAAGGTAATGTTAATGGTGGTGATATTAACGTATGCGATCATAAAAATGGATTTTTCTTTTATAATTATAGTATAAAACAAGAATATGCACGTATTATTGATAATTACTTTAGTATGTTTGGTTATAAAATAAATCGTGTTAAAGTACCTAATATTACAGGTAGAAGTAATTGGAACTATGTAAAAACAATAAATTGTAATTTTGATGGTGATATACCACAAACAGATTTAAATATAATACGTACTATGTTTAACAATGGTACTACTTTATGGCATAATCCATCAACAATGTATGATTATTCAAATAGTAATAATATAGTATAAAGGAAGTGATAAAGAGTGAAAAAAATAAATGAAACTGAACTTGCAATGATTGTTAATAATCGTACAATGATTGATTATCTTGATAGATTAAGAATGCTTGCAACATCACTATTTACTTGGAAAGGTTTAGATGATGTTGCAGGAACAGGTGCATCAAGATTTTTAGAACAATCTTTATATGAAAATGGTCGTGCTTGTTTTGTTAAAGATGATGAACTTGGATTTTTAGCACTAAAGGTTAATCCTAGTGATAAATTAAATGTTTACAACCTACCAACAAAAGTAATGGCTTGGTCATTTGGTTATAATAAACAATATAATTTTGATGATGTTGTTTACATTATGAACAATGAACTTGAAAAACCAACAATGCAATCTTTAGAATTATTTGCAATGAGATTATACGAAACAGAACGTACTATTGATATTAATTTACAAGCACAAAAAACACCTATTTTAATTGAGGGTGATACAAAAACAATACTAACTTTAAAAAATGTTTATATGCAATATAGTGGTAATACACCATTTATATTTGGTAATAAACAATTTGATATATCTAATAAGTTAAATGTACTTAAAACAGATGCACCATATTTAATTGATAAATTAGATGTACATAAACATCAAATATTCAATGATGCACTTACTGTACTTGGTATTGACAATGCAAACACAGATAAAAAAGAAAGATTAATTACAAATGAAGTTGAAAGCAACGAACAATTAGTTACTTATTATTTAAATTGTTGGTATAAAACAAGAAAAAAGGCTTGTGATGAAATTAATAAAAAATTCTTTAATGGTGAAAATAAAATTGAAATTGTTTTAAATAAAGATGTTGTTGACTTGTTAAATAAAACAGAAAATGATATAATAGATAATAATAGGGGTGATGATGATGGCGAAATATACAATTACAATTAAAACACTAATTGATAATAATTTTGATTTTCAAATGACAAATTACCCTATTTTTGATGAAAATTATAGAGAAACATTAAACCATAATATTTTATATCACTATTATGAAAATGAAATTGGATTTGAAACTGCCCCATTATTTAGACTATATTTAAACCAAAGATTAAATGAAATAATGCCTTACTATAATGAATTATATAAGGCACAGAAAAAATTAATTGATGAAAATTTACTACTTAATAATGTTAATATTACAGAACAATTACAGGGAAGTAATACAAACAATACTACAACAACAGGAAATAGTACTTCACAATCAACAAATAATGGTACATCAAATAATAAAAATCTATTTCAAGATACACCACAAGGTGAAATTAGTCAAACAGATATTGATAATCAAACGTGGGCGACTAATTTAACACTTGATAGAAATATAACCAATAATACAATAAATGATACATCATCAAATAGTGGTAGTGCAAATGTTAGTGGTACAAATAGTTATTTAAAAACAATTATTGGTAATAATGGTGGTAAATTCAATATTGATATATTAAATGATATAAAAAATAATTTAATGAATATTGATTTAATGATTATAAATGACTTAAATGAGTTATTTATGCAAATATTTTAAAGGAGATGAAAAAATGAGTATTCAAACAAATAAATTACCTGATAATCCAAATATTGAGGTTATCAAAGCAAAAGAAACAGGACTTTTTACAAACTACATATTTAAAGCAATACCACTTGCTTTTGATGAGTCAATGAGTTATTACGAAACATTATGTGGATTATTAAATTACTTAAAAAATACAATTTTACCAACATTAAATAATAATGCAGATGCAGCTGCAGAACTACAAACATTATACGTAGAATTAAAAACATATGTTGATAATTATTTTACAAATTTAGATGTACAAGAAGAAATTAATAATAAACTTGATGATATGGTTAAAAATGGACAACTACAAGAAATTATTGACAGATATTTAAATGCAAATGCCATATGGGGATTTAACAATGTTGAAGATATGAAACAATCACCAAATTTAATTAATGGTAGTTATGCTAAAACATTAGGTTATCATACAAAAAATGATGGTGGTGCATCACTTTATAAAATTAGAACAATAACAAATAATGATAACATTGATAACGGATTATTAATATCATTAAATGACAACCAATTAGTTGCTGAATTAATTGTAAATAATGGAATAAAAGTTGAACAATTTGGTGCATATGGTGATGGAATAAATGATGATACTTTATCTATACAAAATGCATTAAATACAAACATATATACTAAATTTAGTAAAATTTATAAAATAAGTAATAAACTTAATGTTGATGTTGGCTTTCATAAAGGTATTGAGGGGTTAGGAAATGCAAAAATTGTTATGGTTTTAAATGAATTAAATAATTACCCTTGTTTTAATTTATATAATACTTTATACGATGATAGTAGAAGTGGAAATTATGGAACCTGCTCATCATTTAAATTAAAAAATATTATAATAACAAACATAACAGAATTAAATGACACTGATGCAACAAAATATGGTACAGGAATAATGCTTGGTAATGGTTGTAATGGTCTATGGTTAGAAAATCTTACATTAAAAAACTTGCAGTATGGAATTTATGCACCAAACACATCATACGGTATATACAATGATAGTATTGTATATTGTAAATTCGCAAAGAATGATTATGGTGTTTATATTGACCCAACTGGTTCACACGATAGTGGTGAAAATATTAGATTTTTACACACATCATTAAGTACAGCAAAATATGGTAATTATATTGGTACTGATATGTTTATTAATATGACACAATGTTCACTAGACTACAATTTAAATCATACACTTCATTTAAAAGATAGTAGTGTTGTATCAATAATAAATTCACATATTGAGTGGTATGCATCTACATCTTTATTTAAACTAGAATACAATGCTTATTTAAATATTAATAATACAGTATTTATTAGAAGTAACTATGATGATGGATTAAGCAACAATTATATGATAGAAACATTAGTTGGTTTACAAATACCTACACTAATTATAAATAAATGTAATTTTTTACTTAGTAGAGTATATAATAATCTAGTTGACAATCCCCTTTACTTTAGAATATGTGATTGTAATAGACTTGAGGGTAATCCTAGTATGTTTACAAAATTACCAAGTGCCTATACAATAAACTTATTACAAGCTAATAATTACAAATACCCTTTAAATTATAATAGTGGTTTAAATAGAAACTCAACACAAGTAAAAGTTAAGTGTGCTACACAAAAAGATAATAATACATTATATGTACCTTTTAAATATGAAAATAAGGCAGCTAAAATAACAACAAACGTAACTTCATCTATTGATATGGACATAACTGTATATTATGGTAGTGGTGTACAATTAGGTGAGGGTATGGAACAAAGAACAGGTGAATTATCACAAACAATACATTTAACAGCAAATACTTCTACAGACATATCATTTTATTATAGGTTTAGAAATATATATTTAACTCCTTACGTATCATTTAATCTAAAAAATTTAACTGTTGGTTCTACATTTAGTGTAAATAAATTATTAGCACAAATAATCTAACGTACTAAAATTTAAATCTACAAATTAATTCCCTTGACACTTTGGTTTACACTTTCCAAGGTCGATGGGGAATTTTTTAGTGTGGAATTGGGGGGGG